CTAGCTACAAGAAAAGGATTCATTTTAGGTTGTCCTCTCTTAGCCCACCTAGCAAGACTAGATCCCTCTTGATATGGAGGAAAAAATGGTCTAGTTTTTTTAACAGGGCTAAATCCTCTATATATTGGCTTTCCATGAATAAAAGGTGCATATTGTTTATCAGTAGCTAATTTAAAGCCCTCTGACATTCTAAGCCTGTTTGTATTGCCTAATTTAGCTGTGAATACACTTCTCCTAGTTGCTCCTGTGTTTTTGTTACCTCTACCTGCTTGAGATCTAGGAGAAGGCTTATTAGATAGTGCATTTAAAGAATCTTGCTTAAGTTCTTTTGCTAGTTCATTAAAATAATCTGTACTTCTTTTATTCCAGATTGTCTGTGCATTTATAGATTTAGATAAGTCTAAAGCTCCATTTAGAGTAAGCTTCATCTGTCATACTGTCTATTAGTATTAATTGCAGTAAGTCCTACATAAGGTCTGCCTGATGCAAGAGTAATTGTTGTTTTCTTAAATGATTTAACTAAATTCTTAACATCTGGATCAAGTTCTGATAAAAATACCACAGCAGGTTGTCCTGTTTCTGGATTACCAGAAAAACCCATTGGGCTATTTTTTCTCTGAAAGTATCTTGAGGCTTGAATAAGTGTAGCTTGTGCAACAGCAGCAGGAACAGGATTAGATCCCTCTTGTATTGGGCTACCAAACTTAGCTGTAATTGATAATCCCTGCCTATGCTCTGTAGGTAAAACTTTACCTGATTTTTCTATAGCCATAATTATTTTAGTAAATGGCAAGATAGGATCTACTTTATCTGCATTGTAAGGAGCTAAATAATAATCTGTATTAAGAGTCAATGTTTCATTTACTGATCCATCAGCATTAAGTGTTTTAACTATAAGCCCTGTTGTTGTAGCAATATCATCAATATCTGCATAATCCATAAATTCACAATCATACAATCTAGTTTCTACAGCAGCAGAAATTGTAAATTGTCTGCCTGTATAAGCATCAATAGCAGCAGAAGCTGCATCTAATGCTACATCTAAATTTGTATCTTGTGTTGATCCTGATAAGCCCATCCAAGTCTTTAAGGTGCTCTTATCTACATATTGATGACTCAATATCTACTCCTTAAAGTTATTTATTTTCTGATGGCTTTACAGCTTTTGTTTTAGGTGCAGGTGCTTTTTTAGGTGCAATCTTAACATCAGGAACAGGATCTCCCATACTTGCTATTAGAACTCCACTTTGGAATGGGCAATTTTTACCTTTACCAAATTTGCCTGTGGCATTATCTTGCCAAACAAAATCTGATTCTTTTTCTATAAACTTCATATTTTTATTCTCCTCATGGAAAGCAGAGCCAATCACTTCATTACTCATAACAAAAGATTGACTCTGTTTATTTTCCATATTAATTAGCTATTATTCAATATCATTAATTCTTGTGAAAGCTTGTGGCTTATACACAGCTAAAGCATATCTTAAAGATGCTTTAACAGTAAGAATATCTTTGCCAAAATCTCCATCAGCAGCAGAGTCTGAAATTTGTAATTCCATTCCTCTTCTGAATACATGGTTAGCAGCTAAAGATCCACCAAACTTACCTACAACTACATCAATAGTTGTAGAAACAGCTCCACCAATTTGTGATGATTTCACAACAGGTAATCCCCAGATAGTTGGGCTACCTGCTTGAGCAGATACACCAAGCATAAAGTTATTGTTGCCATCAACTTGTCCAGCAAGTGCTTCATAAGCAGCTGGGCTCATCAAGATAGCATCTGGAGCTACTTTTCCATTAACTTCAATATCTTTAATACCCTGTAGGATTGTTCTCAATTTACCACCTGCATTAGCTGGATATGCTCCTGCTGTGTAAGTGATGTTATTGATTCCTGTTTGTTGTGTAAGTCCTTTAATATCTGGAGCTACACCACCACCAACTAGGAATTGTTTTTCTAATCTTTGCATTACATGATTTGCAAGTCTGCCATCAAAGTATGCTCTAGCTCCTGCTTGATCCTCAAGTAACTCTGCTGTGATAGGCAAAGTTGTGATGAATTTTCTTACAGGTGCTGTTACAGCTGTGTAGCTGAAAGCATCCTCTGGTGCTGCAGCAGCTTCAGCTTTTTCTGCAGCATTGTTTGTTGCTGATTCTTGCAAAAAGTAATAGGTTGTTTGATCTGTATTAATAGAATCTACAAGATCTAATGCAGGATTAGGATCTGGCTCTATTGCAGGAATAACCTGTTGATAGATAGTATCTCTAGTCCAAACAGAAGTGGTCATTGTAGTTTTTGCCTCAAAAGGCACATTCTTTATACCATGATCAACAAAAGAACTATAAGCTTTTGAATCTAAGAATTGTTGTCCAAGTGATTTTGGAGCTTCAACTTCTGGCTCTCCATATACAGGCATTCCAGAAACTTTTTTAGAAGCTTCCATATCATCATTGTTAGCACTCTTAACAGATTCAAGATCCTGTAATTCAGTAATCTTGTCTCCTAAAGAAGCTAATTCATCATTTCTACTTTTGATTTCCTCTTTTTGATCTGATGAAAGTTCAGACATATCCTTAACAGAATCAAAAATTCTAGCAAGTTCCTCTGATTTGACAGCTTTTTCAGCTCTCATTTCTTTTAATGTTGCCATTATTTTCTCCTATTTCAGTTATTTTTCATAATGTTCTTTTGAACATCAATGAATAGCTCATTATCTTTAACAGGATCATAACCAAACTCAGCTAAGACATCATCCAACTTAGAATAAATTGCATTTAGTCCTGCTATGTATGTAGTTACCATCTCTGTAGATTTCTGGCTAAGTGTCTTTTTTTCAGAGTTTTTTAAGGATGCAAGATCCTCTATTCTCTCTGTGAATGCCTTTAACTCCTCAAGAGAAGCTACAGCATGTTCTCCAAGCCTCATACCCTGTTGGGATGATTTACTGATACCTGTATCAGATTCACTTGAAATCTCTAAATCTTGTTTCATTTCTTTGGCACATTTTCCATCTTTTCCATAAGTGCATTTTTTCTTGCCATATTTTTTTTCTTTTTCATTGACATATTCATTATGAGTTGCACATGGCATATATATTACAGAGCCATCCTCTTTCTCATGAGTATGAGTTCCCTCACAACCAATCTCTTTAGCTCTCTCAGCAGCTTCTTGTTGTGTAGTATATTCATCTGTGCCTACTTGTTCTTTAACTTCCTCAAACTCTGTATTCCAATCATCATAATCTTGTAAGCCTGACTTAAGAGCTTGTACAAAGCTATTCTGTTGAGCTCCTACTAAAACAGGAGATACTTCCCAGACTTTTACATCTTGTAGCACTCTTACAGGAACTTCCTCTCCTTTTGAATCAATGTGAGATCCTTTTTCTGATTTCATTACTTGAAAGCCATAAGAGAATTGCTGCATATCTTGCATAGCCTTAACAGTTTCATAAGCTTCTTTTCCTGATTCAGTATTTAAGAAATATCCCTTAAACACAGCTTTTTGATTATCTGTTTCTATAACACCTCTGCCAATGACTTTACTCCAATCATGATTCCACACTAATGGCACTTTGTTGCCTGTATATCCTGATCTAAGAGCATTGGCTTTAGTTACATCATTATCACTATCTATAGTGTCAAATAATGAAAAAACTGCCTCTATGTATCTTGTATCTCCATCCTCTTTAAGCTCAATAGGAGCATTCTTATAGGATAAGTTCTCTGGTCTATCTATTTCATTCATCTATTACCTCAATATAAGCTTCTGTACATCTACAATTAGCAATTAAACTAATTGGAGCATTAGGATCTCTAGGAGCATCCAACTTAATACCATTATACAGATAAAAACTATTCAGAGGAACTCTTTGATTGTCTAGCTCAAAATGTGCTTCTCTTACAATTCCATCTCTCCTAGATACCCACTCTTTTTCTAAAGTCTTTCCTGTAGCTTTAGCAGCTCTTTGCTGACTCCATGAACTAACTTTACCAACTTCTGTTCTAGCTATATTCTTAGCTCTACCTAAGTTCTGTCCTCCTAGAACTGTATTGATTCTTTTAGCTAACTCATTAAAAAACTTATCTCCATCAGGAGTACCTGCAACAGGATTAACTATTCCAAGCTCCTCAAACTCTTTTATTGTCTTTGTTATCTGTGTAGTAATTCTTTTTTTAGTAGTTGCATTTAAGTCATTCATAACCTTTTTAGCATTCTCTTGCACAAAATTAGCTGCTTGTGAATCTTGAAATAAGGATCTAACCTCAGCAGGAACTTCTCTTTGTCCTCTATAAAAGCCACTATCCACAACTTTCTTAATTGTTCTACCCTCTGGAAGTAAGCCTGATAGAGCTCCAAACACAGTTCTTATTGATTGTTCCTGATCAATCTGTACTCCTAGATCAACAGGATCTGCTGCTTTAAAGTTTTCCTGTGCAGGAAAAAGATTATCCCAAGTTCTTACTGACATATCATCCCCAAGAGAATAAAACAATGGAAGTAACTCTTTATCAAATTTAGATTCATTTAAAAATATATCTACATTAGTTTCTAGTGCAGCTAAATCATGACTACCTTTAGCAACATTAGATAACCCTCTCTTTTGTCTGTTTAGTTCTTTTGCATAAATATTAGACATATACTCACTCCAAGCATTCTCTAATCCATTTATAGCTTTCCAGAGTTCTTTCTTTTCTATCTCTGTTCTGTAATGTTTAACAGTAGGAAGTCCTAGTATCTTTACTGTTGGCTCTTGCCATCCATATAGTGAATAGTTAAAACTTTTATTCTCTTTTACTTTCTCTGCTTCTTTAGTTGCCCAATTAGCAGCTCTCATCTTGTTTGATTTAGATATATCTCCACCCCATAACAACCAAGCTACCTGCCCTGCTGTTGGTCTATCACTATCTCCATTTAAGTAATCATTAGCTTTATCTGAATCTAGATCTCCCTCATGCCTAGCAAACCAAGCTGCCATTCTTACAACTTTGTTATCACTAATCTTTCCACTAGCCATCTCTCTGGCTTCTCTTTTTGTTTTATCTGTTAAGCCACTACCTGCAAACTCTAAGAGATCTAATCCTCTTTGTGCATTCTTTTGTATATAACTAGGAACTTTATCTACCTTAGTTTCTACTTCTAAATCTATTTCTTTCTTTGTGCTTTTAGGATGCCCCTCTGGAAGTAAATCTGTATCAAAAGCTCTATTTGGAAACTTACCAGAACTTAATGCTCTTATAAAGGTATTAACTCTAGCTAATGCCCATTGATCTGAGCTAGTTACATTAGGTCTAACTGATTGAGGATTAGTATTATAAGCTCCTACTCCTCTTTCAAATACTTGCCTAAGCATTGAGAAAGTAGCTCTATACTTTGGATCTTTATCATTATGCTCTTTAACTTTATCTCTTAAGATTCCCTCTATTCTTTTAGATACAGCTTTCTCCTCAATATCCTCTGATGTTTCAGCTTGATACATTGTTACTTCATCTCCCTCAACAGGAACTTCAGCAACCATCATATTTCTTATAAAGTAATCTCCATCATCTAAAGCAGGTAACTGATTAGCTTGTCTTGCTTCATTAACAGTTACAAATCCTGCATTAAATCCTGTTACTACTCTCTGCATAGTTGCATCCTCATCCTGAGATAAAGCTCTTACATCAGAAAGATCATACTTGAAGCAATAATCTGTGTTGTCCTCAAAGTCTTGTAGTAATAATTGTTTAGTAAATTCATTAGCAAAGTGATTCCACATTGGAATAAGTTTTTGTTCTGTAAAGAACTCTCTAAGCTCTTTTGCATTAGAGTATGTTGCTCTCTCTAGTCCTGATCCAAGTCCTGCTAATATTGCAGGAACACCTAGCACAGCAGATATTCTCTCCTCATTGATGTATCTAAGTTTTCCTATCTCTAAATCTTTAGGGCTAAAGGAAAGAGTTTTTATATCAACCTCTCCACCAGATATTACTAATGGTCTGCCTCTATTCTCTCCTCCAAATCTCCTACCAAATACCTCAGCTATATTCTCTGCCTCATCACTTGTCATAGATAGATCATTCTTTGGAGATATAACAACACTAGGAACACCTGTATTCTTAACTAAAGCTGCTCCCATCTGTGAAGCTGCTG